TTCAATCACTGAATTAATACAAATACTTAAATAATAAAATAAAAATGCGATACAAACAATTAGTTTCAGACAAATTAGAACAATTAGATAATAGTTTTCACCAACTAAATTATTTAATCAATACACAAGATACTTACCAGGCTAAAGATTTTATAGAAGATATGAGAGAAAAGATAGCTGATATTCAAACACTTATTAATACTAATACTGAAGATTAATGGAATTAAAACTTACAGCAGAACAAATATCTCAGAATTGGGGTATTTTAATATCTAGAATAGATACTTATATTGAGGAACCTAGACGCTCTCAATTGAAAGAATTTTATAATAGATTCCAAGAACGTATTATAATGATGCCTGCTTCTTATAAGAAAGAATATCATAATGCCTTTCCAGGCGGATATGTTGATCATGTTATAAGAGTTATAGATAGCGCTCTTAAATTAAATAATGTATGGGCTGAGATGGGAGTAGATGACTCTACTTATACTATTGAAGAATTAGTATTTTCTGCTCTAAATCATGACTTAGGTAAAATAGGAGACGAACATAATGAATCTTATATCCCTCAGACAGATAAATGGAGACAAGAAAAATTAGGAGAAGATTATATGTTTAATGATAAATTAGCATTTGCATCAGTTCCGGATAGATCTTTATTTTTACTTCAATCATATAGTATTAAATACACTTTTAATGAAATGGTTGCTATTCAAACACATGATGGAATTTATGATGAAGGAAATAAAAAATATTTAATGTCTTTTACTCCGGGTCAAAAACCAAGAACTGCTTTACCTTTTATATTACATCAAGCAGATTTAATGGCGTCTCGTATTGAATTTGAAAAAGAATGGTTACCTAAATTAGGTAAAGAAAAGAAAGTAGAAGTAAAAGCACCTATTAAATATACTACTAAAACACCTACTTTATCTAATGCTAACGCACCTTTTGCTAACCTTTTAAATAATTTATAAAAAATGGGATTAATTTATATTAATATAGGAGTAATTATATTAGGAATTATAGGATATATAATTTGGAATTTACTTAAAAAAACAGAAAAACTTGAAAAACAAATTGATATTCAAGAAAAATATATCCTAGAATTTTATGATTTAGTTAAACAATCTGAAACTAAAATTAAAGAAATAGATAATAAGCAATTATTTCAATCAGATGATGAAGTAGGATTCTTTTTTACAAATTTAAAAGTAATTCAAGAAGCTCTATCAGATTATATAAAATTTATAAAATAATATGGAAATAGAAATAGATGTAAAAAATATATTAATTGTACCTCAAGAAGAAACTGGGGTACAATTTACAAAGAAAGGAACAGTTCGAAAACGTAAACCTAAAGAGAAAAAGCAATATTTTACTCAAGATACAGAGGATGCTATTATAGCTTATTTAGCTGAAACTGATCCTATTAAAAGAAATAGAATATATAATGAACGTATAGATTATGGTTTTCATAAATTAACTGAAAATATAATTCATACTTTTAAATTTTATTATACTGAAGTAGAAACAATTGCTGAACTTCAACATGAAGTAACTTCATTCCTGCTTGAAAAACTCCATTTATATAATCAGGCTAAAGGGAAAGCATTTTCTTATTTTGGTACTATTGCTAAAAGATATTTAATTCTTTATAATAATAAAAATTATGAGAAATTAAAAAGTAAAGCAGAAATAGAAGCTATAGATGAGGATCAAACTATTGTTTTAAATATAGTTAATAACTCAAAAGGGGCAGATGATATTTTAATGGGTGAAAATTATTTTATAGATAAATTTATAACGTATGTAGATTTACATTTATTTAGAATATTTCCTGATCCTGAAGATACTAAAACTGCGGATGCTATAATTCAATTATTTAAACATAGAGAAAGTTTAGATATATTTAATAAGAAAGGGATATACATTTATATTAGAGAACAAACAGACCAAGACACTCCTCAAATAACTAAAGTAATAAAATCACTTAAAAAAGTACATTATAGACTATTACAACAGTATCTAAATTATGGGTATGTTAACCTAAACTATTAAAAAGGTTTATAAACTCTATATTTATAACGAAATATATATTATGGATTTTAATTCAATAACACTATTCGGTAAAAAAACATTTGCTGATTTATTAAAAGAAATACATACCAATTCTTCAAATAAGGAGAAAGAAATTAAAAACTTGATAGAAAACTTAAAACCGTTCATCACCTCAGCAGGTGATGCGGTTATTATTGTTCCTCTAATTAAAGATTATTTAGATGTATCAGTTAAAAATGATGATTTATTAATTAAAATGGCAGGTATAGTTCAAAGAGCCATGAATACCAAAAGTGGAGAAGATGAAGGATTTTTATCTGATGGAGATAAAGAACAACTATTTATGTCTATCCAACAATTAAATGAACAAGTAATAGAATTACCTGCAAAAAAACAGAATGAGTAATTTATATCCTAGTTTACAGCAAAGTATATCTAATATATCATCAGGAAAGGGAAATGGATCTAAAAGTCTATTTTTCTTTGCTCGTGTTAATGATATTGTTTTATCTTCTAATATTAACACTAAAGATTTTTTTACAACAGCTGGGGGCTGGGCAGGGTTAGGTTCAGTTAAATTTACTCCTTTAAATTCAAAACCAGATACCGATAATCCATCTAATTTAATAGCTAAACCTTTATTTAATAATATTTCTAAATATCCTCTTTTAAACGAAATCGTTTTAATATTAAGTGCTCCTTCTTATGATTTGAATGAGAAACCTAATGCTAAAACTTTTTATTATTTAACAACAGTTGGATTATGGAATAGTGTTCATCATAACGCTTTTCCGGATATATCAACGTATAAAGGCGGTGAATTAAAATTTGGTCACACGTTTACCGAAAAAGAAGATATACGCAGTTTATTACCTGAAGAAGGAGATGTATTGTTAGAAGGAAGATGGGGTAATTCAATTAGATTTTCTTCTACTACTAAGCAAAAACAACCTAATAATCCTTGGAGTTCAACAGGTGAAGTAGGAATGCCTATTACTATTATAAGAAATAATCAATCAATAGTTGATGTAAATCCTGATCCATGGGTTCCTGTTTATGAGGATCCAAATAATGATGGTTCATCAATTTATATGTGTGCAGGGCAAGATATCCCTTTAGAATATGCTTCTAAAAATTTACAATCATTTGGAGTAACAATAGGAGCAGCATTTAACAGCTCATTACAAATCCTAGACCCATCTTTCCCTAATTTAGATCAATCACCTAAACAAGCAGATAATTTAAAATAATATGGCTTCATCATACAAACCATCATTCCCTTATACAGGAGACCATTTAATTTTTAATTCTGATAGAGTTACTATTAATTCTAAAAAAGATTCTATATTATTATTTGCTAAAGAATCTATTAGTTTTTCAGCTGCTGGTTCAATTCATTTTAATAGTGATGACAACTTAATAATAAATTCCCCTAAAATTTATCTAGGGTTAGAAACCGATATAGATAAACCAGAACCTGCTATTAGAGGACAACATTTATATGATTTATTAAACTATCTAACTACGGCTTTAATGGATTTAGGAGAAGGTTTATCTTATGCTACTGATAGCAATGGTATAGGGATACCATCAGTTTCAGTATCTGGAGAAAGTTTAATGGCTGATTCATTACAGCTAACAAATCTATTAGAAAAAATTAAATCTGAAAGAACCTTTTTATTATAATGGCAGTACCAGCAGGATTATCTAGAATATTATGTGATGTGGCCCCTAAGAGAATTAGTAAGGTATCAAATCAAATTATAAAAATCTTAACACAAATAAATGATGTGTTAATGGAAATTAATTCCATTGATTTTTGTAACCCTTTAGGATATATTTTAACTAAAGCTTTACCTCCTGGGGGACTTTTAGAAGGTAAACTTTTAAAATATGGAAAAGCTGCAACTGATTTTATTAATAAAACCGGGGATAAATTAAATCCTGCAAGATTAGATAGTGAAAAATATAAAGCTGGGGATACTACAGAACAAAAAACATCTAAAGATGCTGCATATAAAGCTAGAATTCAATCATATCAAGCATCTATTGAAGAAATAAGATTATCCTTAGAAGATATCATCCCACCAGATGATTTAATTGATATTATTCCTGGTGGTGCGGGTTTAGCTAAAACTATTCAATCTATAAATTTAGCATTAGTTGCTACTAGTGATACTATAGATCCAACAACAGATACAATTAACAAAATCACTATTTTAAAATCTTTTATTAGAAAATTATCTCCATTCTTATCTCCAATTAATATTGCTACTTTGGCTATAGGGGGGCAAGAAGAAGCTATAAATAAAAAATTAGCAGGTATTATTAAACCTGAAAGATTTAGGGAAAGTGTTGGGTTTTTGGTTAGACAAGTAAAATCAGTTGATCAAGCTATAGTCCAAATAGAAGCTACAATTAAATTAATTAATACTATTATAAGAATTATTAATACTTTAACTAAAGTATATAAATTTGTAATTAAAATTTTAAAATTTAATCCCACTCCTACAGCTATAGGAGGCCCAACTCCAGTTGTATCTGTACCTATAGGAGTAATGAATACTCAATCTGATAGAATATCTAAAAGTAATCAGATGGTTGATGATTTAGAAAAAATAACCGTTATAATTTCTAAATTTTTACAGGGTACCATTTTACTAAACATAAAACGTATAAGAAAACAAATATTACAGTTATTAACAGGACTTAATATATTATATCAAAATTTACAAGCATGCCCTAATACTAATGAGGACAAAGGATTACTAGCCTCTGTTCAAAATAGTATAGATTCCCTAAATAACAATTTAGCAACTTTAAATAATTTATTCCCTACTGCTAATACTCAAAACCTACCTTTATTACATAAGGGTTATACAATTGATATTATAAAGGAAGAAGTAGTAGATTCGGGTATAAAATTATTAAGAAGAACTGTAATAGTAGCTGATCAAAGAGGAGTTATTGAATACGAAGGTACTCCCACATATGCTACAGATGATCAAGTTTTAATTAAAGAAGGTCAATATTATATTAATAAACAAGGTCAAACTAATACTAGTAATGAGGGTAACGATTCTCCAACAGATCAAGAAATAATAGACATCACAACTCAAACAGGTTTAGATCCTAATGATACCTTAGTAGGACCTGTAACACCAAATTAAAATAAGTTTTAATATTAAATATTTATATCCATGAAATTAGACGCATTTAGAAAAGTAATTAGAGAAGAAGTTAAAAAGGCAATCCAAGAAGAAATGAGAGACATTTTACTTGAGGCAGTTAAGGCTGCTAGTAAACCTACTTTAACCGAAAATAAAACCACTCAACCTTATACTAAAGTAGAATCTACTTACAAACCACAATTTTCAGAAATATTATCTGAGATGCCAAAGCCTATCCCTTCTACAGGTAACCCTATGTTAGATATATTAAATGAAACTGCCCAAGCAGGTGAATGGAGAACTTTAAATGGGGGAGAATATAATGCTTCCCAAGCAGTAGGTTGGGCAGGAGGAGCCCCAGGTATGGTAGGTGGAGGTTTAAATACTCCAGTAGTAGCTACAGTAGATGAAATGATTAGATCTCAAGGTCCAGTACGTGATATAAACGATGTACATATTGATGTAGTACCTGATTTTTCAAAGTTTATGAATACATTAAAAGAAAAAGGTAGTTTATAATGGTATATAACATAGTACATATTAATCCTTTAGACTTACAACCTAGTAAAGGTGTAGGTATCCAATTACCATTCAATGGTTCAACTGGGTTGAATATTACTTATACTACAGCCGAAGCTACTAAATCTAATATTTTAAATTTCTTTCTAACAGGTAAAAGAGAAAGAATAATGAATCCTTCATTTGGGGCAGGTATTAGAGAACAGTTATTCGAACAAATAACTCAAGGTACAACACAAAATATAGAAGATATTATAAAATTTGGATTAAACGATTATTTCCCTCAAGTTAAAGTAAACCAACTTACAGTTAGTTCTTCACCTGATAATAATACCATACAAATCTACTTTAGTTATACTATATTGAATACTAACATACAAGACGAAATTGCAATAAATTTTAATAATGGCTAATACTAAAGCGGTACAATACTTAAATAAGGATTTTGATAGTTTAAAAGCACAGTTAGTTAACTTTGCAAAAACCTACTACCCTAACACATATAATGATTTCACAGATGCCTCACCAGGTATGATGCTTATTGAAATGGCATCTTATGTAGGTGATATTCTTTCATTTTATACTGATAACCAAATACAAGAGAACTTCTTACAATTTGCTAAACAAAGGAAAAACTTATTAGCTATAGCTTATAATTTTGGGTATCGTCCTAAAGTTACTAGTGCTGCCTCTGTGGAAGTTACTGTATTTCAATCTATACCTTCTACTATAGTAAATAGTCAATACATACCAGATTTTAGTTATGCTCTAATTTTAGAAGAAGGAACACAATTACAATCTACAATAGGAAACACACCTTTTTATATTAATGATAAAGTAGATTTTTCAAATTCAGGTTCATCCCCATTAAATATTTCTGTGTTAAATTATGATATTAATGGTAATCCTTTATTTTATTTACTTCAAAAAACAACGCAAGCTACGGCTGGAACTTTAACTACGACTACATTTACATTTAACAATCCTGAGCGTTTCCCTACCGTTACTCTTAATGATACTAACATAATTTCATTGGTTAGTGCAGTTGATTCTAATAATAATAAATGGTATGAAGTACCTTATTTGGCTCAAGATACTATTTTTGAAGCTACTGAAAATACTGCTACAAATTCTCCATCCCTAGCTCAATACAGTAATACTACTCCATATTTACTTAAATTAAAAAAAGTACCTAGAAGATTTGTTTCACGTTTTAAAACAAACAATTCACTAGAACTACAATTTGGCCCTGGAGTATCATCAGGAGCTGATGAAGAAATCATTCCTAATCCTGATAATATAGGTTTAGGTTTACCTTATGGGGTAGATAAAATGATGACAGCCTGGGATCCTTCAAACTTTTTATATACACAGACTTACGGTTTAGCCCCTTCAAATACTACTTTAACAGTAACTTATTTAAAAGGTGGAGGAGCTACTTCAAATATACCTTCTAATACATTAACTAAAAAAATAGGTGGTAATACTACATTTTCTGGAACTAGTTTAGACCCTACTATGAGTACTACAGTACTTAATTCTCTTGCTTTCACTAATGATAGTGCAGCAGTAGGGGGTGGAGACGGAGATACAAATGAAGAAATAAGACAAAATTCATTAGCAATGTATCCTACTCAATTAAGAACCATTACAACTGATGATTATATTATTAGAACCTTATCTTTACCTTCTAAATTTGGTTTAATTTCTAAAGCATACCCTACCCAAGATACTGGAATAAGTGTTAATTACCCAACAGACCTATTAGCTACTCAAAATCCTAATGCTATTTCATTATATATCTTATCTAAGGATACAACTAATAATTTAACTGTTTCTAGTTTAGCTTTAAAACAAAATCTAAAAACATTCCTTTCCGAATATAGAATGTTAACTGATGGTGTAACTATAAAAGATGCTTTTATTATTAATATAGGAGTAAATTTCGATATTATAGTAAGACCCAATTATAATGGAAAACTAATCTTAAACAACTGTTTAACATTACTTCAATCTTATTTCAATATAGATAAATGGCAAATAAACCAACCTATCATACTATCAGATATTTACAGTGCTTTAGACCAAGTTGAAGGGGTACAAACAGTACAGAAAGTAACTATTATAAATAAAGCAGGAACTAATTCAGGGTACTCACAATACTCATATGATATTAAGGGAGCTACTATTAATAATATTATTTATCCTTCTTTAGATCCTAGTATTTTTGAAGTAAAAAATTTAACAACTGATATTCAAGGTAAAATAGTTACTTTTTAAAAAAATTTATCTAATACATATTTATATTATATATTAGATTTATGGCTGTATACAAAATATTTTCCGAAAAAGATACTTTTATTTCCTCATATCGTTCGTCTCAAAACTTTGGTAGAGATGAAGTATTAGAAATTTTTAGATCTGCTTATGATTCTTCTACTAACTTAGATACTACAAGAGTATTAGTTCAATTCCCTAATTCATCTATTCAAGATGTAATCACTAATACTATTAGTGGAAGTGCTTATAGTGCTTCTCTTAGATTATATTTGGCAAATGCTACCTTACCTTCTAATTATACAATTTTTGGCCATAGAATAACTACAGCTTGGGATATGGGGTTAGGTAAATCTGCTGATATCCCTATAACTACTTTAGGATGTAATTGGAATTCTCCTTGGACTACAGCTGGGGGTGATTATAATGCCACAGCATACACACAAAGTTTCCTTTATATTGATAATAAAGATATTAATATGGATGTTACTTCACTATTAAATTATTGGTATAGTAATCCTACAACTAACTATGGTATTTTATTAAAGCAAAGTAGTAGTATAGAAAGTAGTATATCATCTTCATTTGGTACTAAGTTCTTCTCAATGGATACTCATACTATATACCCACCCCAAATCGAGTTAAAATGGGATGATAGTTCTTATACTACATCTCTAACCCCACAAACTACATCAGATTTTGTAGCTGTAATTTCAAATTTAAAAAATGAAATTCCTGAAGGTACTACTTATACATTTAAAGTAAGAGCTAGAGATAGATTCCCTGCTAGGGCATTTACAACTACTTCGGTATATTTAGTTCCAAAAGCATTACCTTCTACTACTTATTGGGCATTAAAAGATGCTAAAACTGAAGAAATGGTAATAGATTTTGATACTAATTACACTAAAGTAAGTTGCAATAATGAAGGAAACTACTTTACAATGTATATGGATGGTTTAGAACCTGAAAGATATTATCAAATAGTATTAAAAACTGTACTTGCTAATGGTGAAACTATAGTTATAGAAGATCCACTAAATTATTTTAAATTAATTAGATAATGGCCGAAATCATCCCATTAAATAGAAATGTTTATGGTAAAATAACTTACCCTAATATAATTAACACTGAATTCTCTCAATTAACTAAACCTACAACCCAAGTAACTGCGTCTGTAGTAACCGTAGAACAATTTTTTAAAGAATACAATGACTTATTTTATGAAATACCGACAGAAGGTACATTTAACTCACATTTAGAACTAATAAAAAGAAGTACTGAATATGTAGGTGTAAACCAGAACTCAGGAGAAATAGATGCCCTGCTAGACGAGATTAATCAATTAAGACTAGAAAATCTAACATTACAACAAACTGTAGATGATTTAACAAAATCTAAATAATGGAAATTACCAACATATCAAATATTGATTCAACTCAATTTTCAAACCAAAATTATACTTCAAAAGATGAAGCTTTATTAAACTCATTAAATGTAAGTAAAGAATTTGGTTTACCTGAAGATAATGTAGAATTACATATAATCTCACCAAACGGTGAGTTATTAGATATTGTATATGATTTTAAAAACTATACTATATCAAAAACCAACGAAGGGACCCCATTATATAGTCAAATTATAGTTGATCCTAAAACCGATCTAGAATCATTTGGTTTAATGCAGGGGCAATATGATGTAGTTTATAATTTTTATAGAACTCTATTCTCAAGCTCAGAAGCTAACCAATTTTACATTACCGAAATATCATCAGACAGAACTGAAATTAAAGTTTCTACTAATAATACTTCATATACTGCTTTAGGTCAATCATATTTAACATTTATTGCTGAAAGAAATTCAAGAGCATTTTATAGTGATTTCATTTTAAATCTAGGTGATAATAAAACTTTTATTGGAGTAAATGTTGCTTTTGATAATATAAATCAAACATTACCAAGTTTATATATCAAATTATATGAACCCTTACCAACAAGCGTTACTCTAAAAGATACATTCTGGTTAGTAGAAAGTATTTCGGATCCCCATGCTTTTCAAGTTACTACAGATTTCATTGCAGAAGCCACTACTGATAGTTCTCCATTAAGAGGACCTAATATTAATATTGAATTAGCAGAAAAAGCTAATCTAACAACCCCTTATTTAAACCTATCTACTCTATTAAGTTCGGATATTTCTTCATCATACCAACAATTGCAATCTTGGTTAGAGGAGAAAAGCATAGAAATCTCTGTTGATTATAGTGATTTTTCTAATTTTGTACATTTTTCATCTGCAACTGAAAGACTAGATAACTTCCAATACAAATTAACTCAAATACAATCCTTACAAGCTGATATCAACTCTATAAATGGGTTAAATATTTCTTCAAGTATAACATATACATCAGCCAGTGTAATTACTTTACAAAATCAAATAGATACTCTTATTCAAAAATTAGATGGATACGAATATTATTTATATTATGAATCCGGAAGTAATGCTTGGCCTAAAACCAACACAACAAAACCCTATACTAATTATAGTGTAACCTCCCCAACAGCTATTACTTGGTTTAATACTCAAATACAACAAGCCTCTATTTATGATAATTCCAATAGAGACTATATTTGGAATAATCTACCAGAATATATTACTGTAGATCAGCAAAATTCAAACCTAGAATTATTTGTTTCCATGCTTGGTCAACACTATGATTATATTTGGACTTATATTAAGGATATCACTGATTTACAGGTAGCAGACAATAGGATTGAACATGGTATTTCAAAAGATTTAGTAGCAGATACCTTAAGAAACTTTGGTATGAAACTTTATACCAACTCAAGAGGACAAGACGACTTTTACATCTCATTATTAGGGATAAACCCAGATAATAGTACTTTACCTTCAACAGGTTCACTTAAGATTAATAATCAAGTAACTTCTTCTCAATATACTATTCCGGGTAATGATATCGTAAAAGAAACATATAAAAGAATTTACCATAATTTGCCTTACTTACTTAAAACTAAGGGTACAAGAAGAGGGCTACGCGCTTTAATTAATTGTTTTGGTATTTCGGATACTATATTAAAGATAAAAGAATATGGTGGTAATAAAAAGGATCAAGATGTAATTGAGCAAATTACCCCAAAATTTAATTATGGTTTAAATTTGCATAATACTGATATTATTGAAGTTGAATCATACCCCTCTTATAAACAATACTTAGATACAGGATTTGATGATATAAAATTTGATACTTTAGAACTTAGATTTAAACTAGATTCTTCTAATATACAACCTACTCAATCAGTCATATCAAATAATTCGGCATATAAGGTTATTAACATCAATACCACCTCAGGCCCAAATGCTAAAATTTATTTTGGTTTATCTAATAATTCAACTTATATTTATTCTCCTTCAATAGAATTACCTTTATATAATGATGATTGGTGGACTTTAAATTTAACTAGAGAAACAGGTAGTTTAAGAGCTTCCCAAACTGGTTCTAATCAAACCTACACTTTAACTATTGGTAATAAAGACTCTAATGGAATCCAATATTTGGCTTCTTGTTCAATTTACAATACGGGTTCTGGTAAGGCTGATTATAATAAGTATGGGTGGGAAAGTGATTCAATATCACCTGGGGGATCTGGAGGGTATCCCTATCCTTTTAATGGAATATTACAAGAACTTAGAATATGGATAGGGTCTATCCATATTAATGATTTTAAAGATCATATTTTAAATCCTCGCTCTATTGTTTTTAATGGAACAACGGGTTCATATAATAATCTAATATTTAGATTACCTTTAGGAAGTGAATTAGATCCCTTAAATTCCCCTAGTAGTGGATTCATAAACTCAGTACATCCATCTCCCACAGCTTCATTTTGGACAGGGACAAGTGCTATTTCATTCGCTAACAATGCTGGGGGACTTAGTAATTCCACCTTAGATATTAATCATGAAACATATTTAATCAATACTCCTAATATAGGAAGTTTTACAGAAATAGATGAAAAAGTAAGAATTTCTACCCCTAATTTAGTACCTGGAGATGTATTAACACCTTATATTTCAATACAAAAACCTGAAGAATATCCTTATTCAACCGATTTAAATGTAGTTGAAGTAGCTATTTCACCTCAAGATTCAATTAACGCTGATATTATAGAACAATTAGGTTCATTTAGTATAGACGATTATATTGGTGATCCAAGATTAGCTTCTTCGGATTCATATCCATCTTTAATAGATTTAAGAAATTTTTACTTTAAAAAGTATTCTAAAAAAGAAAATGTATTTGATTTAATCAAACTTCTATCTTATTTTGATAACTCGTTATTCAAAATGATAAAGGATTTTGTCCCTGCTAAAGCTAACTTATCAACAGGTTTAGTAATTGGTTCCCATATCTTAGAAAGAAATAAGATAGCGAGACACGAACCTGTAATGACATTTGTAGATTATAGTGGTTCAATAGAAACAGCTTTTATAAGTGGGTCAAACGGATTAAATAAAGTATATAACACCTCTTATACATCTTCAACCCCTAATATATCAGGTAGTATACAAAGGATTAATACTCAAAATAAAGAATTATTTACTGGTGAATTAGGGGGTACAGTTTTAATAGCTCACTCTCAATCGCAAGATAATATAGTATATGAATTAAATCATATAGCTACTACTACTACACAAGCCTTACATGATAATTTTTATAGATTACCTTTAAATCCAACGTTAAATAACGTAATGGATGCAAGAACGTCTCCAAATTACCTTACCATTGATTACTCGGCTAATCCTATTTTACCTGTTAATCTTAATTATTTAACAGCAAGTTTAATTGCTAACTTAAATACTAATGCTTTTCCATTCTTAAGAGCAACTGTTCAAGACAGTAATTATACTTTAAAAAGACATATTGACCCAAGATATAATGGGAGTAAATTATTTAATACTCAAAACAACATCTATACTGATGGGGATATTTCATATGGTAATTCTCCTGTAATTGATTATAATTCAGTTAAATTTGCTTACTTTAAAGAAATAACTTCCCAATCATTAACTTTTCCTGGAAGAGTAAATGCAAATATTAAGTACTTAATAGATAGTGCTTCTAATGTAATTGAGTTAACAGAAGCAAATAAAAATCTTTTTGATGTACAATCTACTTTTAATAGAGTAGATGCTAATATATCTTTAGATAATGTAAATCAACCCTCAAAACAAAAATCATTAAATGGTTTAAAACCAATTTATGCAGGAGGGTTCAAATATTATCCTATATTACAAAATATAAATCCTACATCAGGAAGTATTTCTTTTAATTTATCTACTCCAATGCAGATTAATAATCCCTCAGGTTCAGGTTCATCTGCTCCAGTACCTTTAATTGGAGGATTACAAATCCAAAATTATAGTTTAACAAACCCGATTATTTCATCTCCTTTAAATACTGCTCAAACCACACTTTTAGCTACTTTAGACTCAACTATTACTGTTAGTGTTAAAAAAACAGCTAATTTTCTTGGAGATATATATCAAAAAGTATCAGGAAGTATTACATTTGAGTTTTTGATTTCATCAGGAAACCCTACTGGAGCCTTCCCTATATATTATGGTTTTTCTAATCAAATAGTATTTACCCCAACAACCTTAGGAAATTTTGGACAAGATTATGGACATGAATTTCCTAATGATGTTATACAACGTGTTGAAGTTCCTGCTGGTTTTCAAGTAACATCTTGGCAATATGGAAATGGAAATACCATACAAACCACTATTGGACCAGGTACAGGATCTGGAGGGGTATATAATAACGGATATGAGGGAGTAGATAATACCTCTATATCAACTATAGATTCATCAGCCTCCCTAGCTACTTCTAATATTACAAACCAATTTAATCCTTTAGGTATTGTAAAAGCATTTTTAGTAGGGAGTACTCCAAATCCAATAGATAATAGTATTTCTTATGCTTCTACTATATTTACAAACCCTACTATACCTTTAACAGGGATTAATGGTAATAATACTTTAGGGTGTAAAGTTACTTATTACATTGAGGCTATGATTAAAGTTCCTCAAACAGTAGGGTATCTTGAAACTTATACAACAACCTTATTAAATTTAAATAATCTTGAAGCTTCTATAAAAGGTATATTACAATTTACTAGTATAGTTAATAATAAGATAAGTGTAACAACCCCACCAAAAATTAATTACCCTATATTTTCTAGCACTCCCTTCTATAATGGAACCCCACCAATTTATAATTATAATTATGTTATAGTAGATAATGGATTTGTTTCGGGTTCAGGAGGTGCTAACCATTATTTTGAAAGAGGTTTATATGGGTATGATAGTGATTATAATATAACGGGTTCCGACTATTATTATCTAACAGCTTCATATGATTTATCTACTTTTTATTATAATAATATAATAAATCCTATAAATAATACATTAAATCCTTTTATTCAAATAGAAACTACATCTTCTCAAGCCTCCTTTGTAAACTATGAAAATATTGAAAATAAATTCCTACCTAAACCAGGAGATTTAATTAGATTTTATGACCATGATAGAAATATATTCCCAATAGAATTTGAAAGAGAAATTATAAAAATACTACCTCCAATAAACACCCCAAGTGGTTCAAATAATAGACTAGTATTTAAATTATCAGGTACTATAAATAATCAATCATGTGTTGATTATATAAAATCAATCCAAAACTTTATCTTCATGTCTAAAGTAGAAGATGAAACTAATGTAATCCTATTCACTGATAAAAACTTAGGACAAACATCAGCAGGTATTTTACTTCCTGAATATTTAGATAAACAGACTAAAGACGATGCTGGTAATATTGTTAAAAGATTAAAATCACAAAATTTATTAGATGTTGGTCAAACTACTTACACTATTAGTGATATTAATGGAGGTGGATTTTAATTGAAAAACTTAATTTAAAAAATAAAAACTATACATATTTATAATTGTAATTAACAAAAACTTATGGGATTCTTAAATAACACATCTGTAACCGTAGATGCAA